TCAATGAATTTGAGGGAGCAAGTTGTTTACGGGAAACAACCGATATGGCCTACACCCAACGCATGGGACGGGAAGAGAGGTCCAATGAGCAAAGAATTGATGGAGTCGGGAGCACATCAGATTACCTTGGTAACTGCGGTGAAACACTTTCAAACTCCAGTAGCAAGAATGTTCAAGGACAATGGACAATCCCCTGCGGAGTTGAACAGAAACTCGGAGACATTGGCAATGCAAGCTGGTGGGAGTCTGAACCCAACGTGGGTAGAGTGGCTAATGGGGTGGCCTCTAGGGTGGACAGACTTAAAGCCATTGGAAATGGACAAGTCCCACTCTGCGCTGCAACAGCATGGACATTATTAAATAAAAGGTTGGAGGAATAAAAATGGATAAAGATTATGTTTATACCCCAGCGGGCACCGACATCGCCATTCGGTGGAAGGCCATGGGATGGATACCACCAAGCGAGCAGCCAGAGTATCAACAGAAGTGGAAGTTCTACCAAGAGCTACCCATGAGAAAGTTAGACGATAATGCCAAGAAAGAGTATGAGGCAGTCATGCGTAAGGCCAAAGTAGCAAGGATTAAATAATGGGATTTGCAAAACAAATATCTCCAACTAATCGAATACTTGAGCAACTAGACTTAAGTGAAAAAGTTCATCGCCTTGGCATGATAGTTCCATTAGAGTTCAAAAACGAAGAGGGAAACAATCTAGCAATCTGCTCATCATGCTATGTTTTTAGCGCTCAAAAATTGCAAGAGTTTGTTTCTGAGATTGTTGATTTCTCATACGATGAAACTTTTAATTTGATTAAAAGAAAAATGAGACAGATGGAGGAAACAGAATAATGGAAAAGAAAGAACTCAGTGGGTTGGCTCGCCAACTCCTACAAACATCAGGGGCTCAGACGTTCTTCACTCAGGCAGAGTTTGACGATGCCATAGCAATAGCCCAGGCAGAGATCATGCACATAGCAGTGGAGACCACCAAGAAAGCCATCTTTATTGAGCGCCAAGCATGCGCAGAATTGGCATTGCAAGGCACGGATGAGCCTGTACTGATCAAAACATTGGAAATACTCCAAGCAGAGCGTCAACGCATTCATGATGCCATCCTGAACCGCATACCATCACAAAGGCAGTAGTATGAAAGACAAAACTGAATGGGCTCTATACTTGACGTATGTTTTTGCAGTTGTGGTGATCTTATTGGACATGCTATTTTGGAGGCAAGGATGAACGATAAAGAAAGAGAAGAGTTAGATCAAAAGTTCGAGGAAGAGTACCAACGCATGGTGAGGCGCAATGACTGGAACGCAACCATCAGGATGGAGGTACCTTTGACCACCAAGCTTGTAATCCCTGACATGTTCAGGAATGCAGTATTGGAAGAAGTCGCGCTAGAGTTTGACAAGCTGAAGAACTTCGGAGATACAAGCCAATCGTTCGCAGCCTTTGTTCGAGGTATGAAGAAATGATCAATCCACCATCAAAGGATGTATGTTTGTATTTATCTCGTTATTACAACGAGCGAACAGGAAAACAATTCGAAAAGCTGTCATGGATGTGGCTTCTCTGTTGGGGGTTTTACGATCATTGGGTAGAAGACTGGTTACAAACAGAGGATTAAATATGGCAACCGCAACAAAAAAAGTGGCAACAACTCCACCCAAGAAGGCAGTGGCAACAACTCCAAAAAAAGAGAAGGTGGTAACGTTACCAGAGAAGATGTATTCCATGCCTGAAGAGGTTAAGGAATGGATAGACCAAGCCATGAGTCGAATGAGGCACATGCAAGGAGAAATCTCGCGCCTCAAGGAAGAGAACGCACAACTCAAAGCCTATAGGAAGTTCGCAGAGCATAGAATCTTGAGAAGCGAAGCAGAATAAGATAAACTTCAGGCTATGCACTGAAATATCGTGCGAAAGGACTGAAATCATGTCGTTAACACTAAAGTTATCAATTGGAAATAAACAATTTAAAAATATTGGGAGGAGAGTATGACTCCTAATAGGAAGGGCGCGGGGAGACCATCAGGAAGCCCCAACAAGGCAACATCAGACGCTAGGATAGCTATAGCTTCATTTGTGGATGGAAACGCTTATAGGCTCTCTGGATGGCTTGATCAAGTAGCCAATGGAGTTCCTAAGTTGGATGAGGATGGTAATCCTACAGGGGAGTATGTCATACCACCGAATCCAGCGAAGGCGTTTGACCTGTTCCAAAGCGTAGTGGAGTATCACATCCCCAAACTGGCAAGGACTGAGTTGACTGGATCAGATACAGCACCAGTGATCATTGAGCACAACATCAATGTGTTTGGCCAGTTGTTGGAGAACATCAAGGCTTCGAGGCAATCCCAATGAAGTTCCGCAAGAAGCCTGTGGTGATCGAAGCCACGCAGTGGTTCAAGATGGGAGATCACCCGATGGTCTATGAGGTCATGGGTAATCCCAAGGAGATCAATGGATGGATTAGGATTATTCCAACAGGAGAATACGCCATCAAAACCCTTGAAGGCCATCACATTGTCAGTACAGGCGACTGGATCATCACTGGCGTGAAGGGTGAGCACTATCCATGTAAGCCAGACATCTTTGAGATGACTTATGAGGTGGCAGAATGAACCACTTCAAGCATAGATGAGCGAAGTCATTGACGAAGTCCTCCTAGACCCCAAGACTCAGGAGGAGTTCTATAAGCTATCAGTAGTCGATCAGACAGTATTCCTATGGCAGTATCAGTGGCTGAAAGAGAAGGCGCATAAGCACCAGATTGAGCCATCAGGGGATTGGTGGAGTATTTGGCTGATGCTCGCTGGTCGTGGGGCAGGCAAGACTAGAGCCGCCTCGGAATGCTTGGCATGGTGGGCATGGAGTCAGCCTGGTACCCGTTGGCTAGTATCGGCTCCAACTTCAGGGGACTTGAAGGGCACATGCTTTGAGGGTGACTCAGGGTTGATGACCATCATCCCCCCAATGCTGATTGAGAAGTACAACTCCAGTCTGCATGAGATACACTTGACGAATGGATCCTTCATCAAGGGGATCGCAGCGTCCGAGCCTGAGCGCTTCCGTGGCCCTCAGTTCCATGGTGGATGGTGTGATGAGTTGGCAGCGTGGGAGTACATCCAAGAAGCTTGGGATATGATGCAGTTCGGCCTCCGACTGGGTAAGAAGACCAAGCTGATCTGCACCACAACTCCAAAGCCCAAAGACTTGATCCTTGATTTGGTCGGACGTGAGGGGGATGACGTGGCCATCACACGGGCATCGACCTACTCGAACATCAAGAATCTGGCGGAGAACTTCCAGAAGCAGATCCTTCAGTATGAGTCCACCAAGCTCGGACGGCAAGAGATCTATGCTGAGTTGATCGACCCAGAGGCGGATGGTATCGTCAAGAGGGATTGGTTCAGACTATGGCCAGATGGCAAGCCCTTTCCCAAGCTTGAGTATGTCATCCAATCCTATGACTGCGCAACCTCGGACAAGACATACAACGATCCTACAGGATCAATCACGCTAGGCGTGTTCAAGCCACTGGATGGAGGTATGTGCGTCATGGTGCTCGACTGTTGGCAAGAACACCTCCAATACCCTGATCTCCGCCCCAAAGTCCTTGAGGAGTTCGAGGTGGCGTATGGAGAAGGAAGGGAGAAGAAGCTCGTAGACGTGGTTCTGGTGGAGGACAAGTCCGCTGGCATCTCATTGATCCAAGACTTACAGAGGGCGCACATCCCAGTCATTGCATACAACCCTGGGCGAGCCGACAAGATACAACGCCTCTCCATCGTGGCAAACATCATCAAAGCAGGACGAGTGTGGGTGCCTGAGTCATCCGTCCGTAAAGGATACGTAAAGGACTGGGCTGAAGGCATGGTGAGCCAGATCTGCTCGTTCCCTGAGACGGCTCATGATGAGTTCGTGGACTGCATCAGCCAAGGGCTCAGATACCTCAGAGACGCTGGATGGATCAGCATTGACATGCCAAGGCGTGATCCTTATGATGACTCAGACATTTTGGATGCGGATGAGCATAACAACAGAAGCCGAGCCAACCCATATGCACAGTAAGGTGGCAACAACTCCACGTGGCAACAACTCCACTAGGGTTGAACATAATCAGGATAGAAGGCATAATGCAATCTATCCACTCTCATTCAGACCATGGCTAAAAAACCCACACTAGACGAAATGCGCCTTGCCTTGAGTAAGGGTAAGACTAAGCATGAGCACGCTCATGAGAAGGCTAGACTTAACGCCATCAAGATGCTTGGGTTACATGAAAAGAACACGGCTCAAGACCGAGCCAAAGCTATGGGCATGAACACAGATGTTTATCATGGGTCAAAGCAAGACATAAAAGGCGGATTTAGCCCTGGCTATGACGACGAACTGTCTTTTGTAACGCCACATCCTGAGTTTGCTAATAAGTGGATAGGCAAAGGTAAATTCAACGAACGCACAGGCGATCAAGCCAAAGCTGAAAGAGATGTTGCTGACGCTTTGTACAAGCAAATTAAATACAAAAACATGGATTATGAAAGCCTTGATAAATTAAAGGGCGATGAATTCCATAATGAATATGACCGAAGAAATGCATTATCTAAATTTGATCTTGCAAAAGAATTTGGAACTCAAGGTCATCCAATGGGATTACATAACACTGTGTATCCATTAAAAATAAAGGCACACAAGACTTTTAATCCTGAAACAGACATGCATGTGATGGAAGAGTTCTTTAGAAATAATGGAATTCCACAAAGTAATATTGATCTGTATAAAACTGGCAATTACATGATGTACGAGACTAAACCAGTTGTTAACTATTTGAAGAGCAAAGGCTATGACTCAATGAGATTACGTGAGTCAACTGATGATAATTACCCAACAATTGCTGTGTTTGATCCAAAACATGTTCGCTCAAGATTTGCAGCGTTTGATCCTGCTAGAGAGCATGAAAACGATTTGCTTGCTGCCAAAGGCGGTGAGGTGTTGCCCCATCATCAGCGTGAGGCAAATAAGGCTAAGTTCCTTGAGTCAAGTGCCGTTAAAGATAGGGTGTTTCATGGAACTACAAAAGACTTTACGGCATTTAAAAAGGGTCGAAACTGGTTTTCAACTGACCCAGAGTATGCCAACATTTATGGCGGAGAACTAACTGAAAATCATGGTGAGAATGGAAGAGTAATGCCTTTACATGTTCAAGCCAAGAATCCAAAGACATTTCATGCATCACAAAAAGGAATGATGGAATGGACTAAATCTGAGCATCATGATCAACATTTAAAACGCAAAGGGCATGATTCAGTTTTATTTGTTGACGACAATGGCAAAGTTGCAACTGGATATACATTTGAACCAACTCAGATTAAGTCAGCCATCGGTAACCGTGGCACATACGACGTCAATGAGCCAGACATTACAAAAGCCAAGGGTGGACAAGTCACCCACGCACATCATTTAGAAATAGAGGAGCGCCCGTTATGAATGAGTTAGTCGGCAAGGGCAGACCCTTCTATTCAGCTTTGGACATGGGGGCTAAGGCCCTCAAGCGTAAGGTAGGAACTGGTGCTGAGTTCCTCAAGGAGTTGATGGCATTGCCTGGTGTCAAACCCACCGAGTTGAAAGAGCGTGGACTAGAAGAATTGATGAATGCGCCTAAGATGACGCATGATCAGTTCCTTGGCCAACTGGCAAGAAAACCAGCGCCCAAGATCAATGAGAAGGTACTGACTGAAGGTGGCAACGACGAAACAATCCAAGAGTTAATAGACAGAGATGCTAGGGAATACGCTAATCGAGAGATTGGAACTAGCCCAAGGATGCGTGATGATTGGTCAGAAACTTATGATGACTTCGTTGAAAACGCCAATCAGAATAAGTATTTAGAATACCAAAAAGAAGCTGACAAGTTAGTTAGACAAGGATTGGCTGACCCTGCGGTGGCTCACTTTGAATACACATTGCCTGGCGGTGAGAACTACAGAGAGATGTTGATTAAAGACCCACAAGGTAAGTTTGGAGGCGTCCCAGCACACTTCCATGGCGAGCCTAACATCATAGCTTCGATGCGTCTTAAAGACCGTACAGGCCCTAACGGTGAGAAATTGTTGCACCTAGAGGAGTTACAGTCAGACTGGCATCAACAAGGTAGAGAAAAAGGTTATTCACAAGGTTTGACACCTGAAGAACAAGCTGAATTAGTTAAGTTAAGTAGCTTACCATATAATTATTTGCATGATAATAAACATTTATCAGAAAAATATTATGCATTAGCAGAAAAGAAAAAAGGTGTACCCGATGCCCCATTCAAAAAGAATTGGGAAGAGATGGCCATCAAACGGTTGATCCATCACGCTGCTGAGAAGGGCTACCATGGCATCGTCATGACGCCTGGAAAAGAACAAAACAAACGATATAGGTTGTCTAAACATGTTGGATCTGTTTCATATAACCCAGAAGATCAACACTTTCAGGCTTTTAAACCAAATAGAGAAACTGTTGTCAACGAAAAATTTGCTAGTCCTGAACGTGTTGCTGAATTGATTGGCAAAGAGGCATCAGAAAAGTTATTGTCGGCACCCAAACAAATGGGACACCATTACCTTGAAGGTGAAGACTTAGACATTGGTGGCCAAGGCATGAAAGGCTTTTACGACAAAAAAGTCCCCAACATATTTAATGCTGTGGGTAAGAAGCATGGCGTTAAGATGGAGTTGCATAAACATCCAATTGAAACTGGCAAAGAACAAATGATTCCTGACAATGCTAGACTTGGAATGATTAGATCAGGTAATCCAGAACATGCTCAATTACACCACTTCCCCATCACAGAACCAATGCGTGAAGACGTATTAAAGAACGGACTACCTCTATACAAAACAGGTGGAGTAGTCCATAAAGCCGAAGGAGGCAACGTGCAACCTACAGTCGAACAAATGCGCATGGCGCTACAAAACAAGAGTACGTTTCCAAAGTTTGGCATTCAGTCCATCGGAGCCAATGAAGCGCCTGACTTGTCTCCCAAGTATTACATCCAACCCAACAAAGATGGCAACTTAGGTGTTGGTGGTGTGGACATGGATAACATAACCCCTGGCATGCAATTGGTAAAGCAAGAAATACCAAACATGAATCCACCCAATAGTCCCAATGCTCCACAAGCCCCACAAAGCCCGTTGGGAGCACCTCCAAGCCCTCAAGGTGGACAAAGCAATATCCTTAACCTGACACCACAAGGACAAGCATTGGGCGCTATGACGCCTTCACAGACCCCACAGGGTTTAGCTAAAGGAGGTACACCTAAATCAGTTGAGGACATGAAAGCAGAATTGTCCAAAAAGAAAACTGAAAAATCTAAACGTGTTGAAGTTAAAGCTGAAGGATCAGGTGGCGTTAAGGGAATTGTTGTTCCTCGTCATTTGATTGAAGGTAACCCTAAAGCA